GTCTCAGATAGGTCAACTTGCTCGTGATTTAATAGTGTTACTTTCATAGTTATAGGTTGTTTTCTAGTTGTGCAATAAATTCTTGTTCTGTCATCTCCATTCCTTTGAATAGGTCTGCGTTCATATCTAGTATGTCTGCGTCTAGGTCTATTCTGTTAAATACGTTTATTAGTTGTGTCATCTTAGTTTTTGTTTAGGTAAATTGATAAATTGTTTTCTGCTTGGTCTACTTCTCCTAGTGTAATACGTCCGTAACGGTAATCCACGTAAGCGATGTTTCTTAATAGTTGTAATGTGATTAATTTGTTCATAGTTATTTAGTTTTAGTGATTAATATTTTATTTTAAAAGCACATTAATATACTTTATTATTTTTCTGTTCTTTCTTGCACTATATGCAAGGAAGGTTTTGTTCTTGTTCTTGTACTGCCCAATTTGTTCTGTAGCTTTAAGCTCAACTAAATTGTCCTGAGCCTCAGAAATCTTAGATTCTAGGAATAATAAAAACTGATTGTACTCAGTATCTAAGTCTTTTCCTTTGAATTTGAATTCACTTACATCTCCAAGAATTGAGCTACATCTCCACTCCTCTTGCTCTATGTTTCCGTCCCACATTATTTCAACGTGAGCTGTTCCGCTTGCATCCCATCCGTTGTTCTTATCTGAAATAGTTGATAAAGTAACTACCTTTGAGCCTTCAGAATATAATACTGAAGTATATTTTTTAAAATTTGCTAATTGAGTTTCTGTAATTTTCATAATTTTTATATTTTAGTGTTATTGTTGATACAAAGATACAAATGTTTTATTGTTATTACCAAACTTTTTTTAATCTTTTTTTAAATTATTTTCTTATTGACTGATTGCTAGACGTTTGCGTAGTTAAATATTTTACTATCTGTAGATAAACCACCCTCTTCGTGCATTGCTAATCTCTTAAATTCCTTCTTAGCTTTAATATCTGCCTCTCTTTGTGCTTCGTCTCTCTTTAGTATAGCTTTTTCTATATTTACAAAAGACTTTAATTGGTTGTCTATAAAGTACTGTATTTTATCTTCAGGCAATCCCTCTAGTAATTCGTTAATAGTGTCATCTGAGGTTAATCTAGATAGTTTAGCTCTTAGCTCTGTGTTCTGCTTTATCAGGTAAGTGTTACGCATCTCGTAAGCCTCTAGGAGCGTCTCTGTTGCATCTTCACAACCTTTGACGTCTAAGTTACCTAAGATGTCTTTTACTGCGTTGTAATTAGCTCTAAATAGTGAGTCATATTCTACGTCCTGCTCAAACTTCTTTAAAGAGTGCATTACTGTTGCGTGGTCTCTCTCTAGAAACTTACCGATAGCCTGTAAGGTCTGTTTGTTATCTCTAGCAAACCTATAAAATATACTCCTAGCTTGTACATATTCTCTCTGTCTAGTTCTCTCTACTACGTCACAATTAGTTATTGTCTCAACGGCTTTTCTGATTACCTCTAGCATCTTTGTATTTGTCTGTTGTTTTGGTCTCATATTATTGTAAGTCTTCTTTAGTTGGTATTTCAAAATGTATCTCAGCGTCATCAGGGTAGTCCTGTAGTATAGTCTGACAGGCTTTATCTTGTGATAGGTCAGAGACCATTGTGTTAATTAAGTATCTGTTGTTATTTACTACTAGTATTGTATACATATTGTTTTATTTAATTGTTACGTTTTTTATTTTAGAAATAGCCTCGTATTCGTTTGCGTCTAAATCTCCTTCAAGCTCTAGGTAGTAAGTTCCATTTACAAAACCTTTAGACTCTTCTGTTTCATATCTCTCTGTAAAAATAGACTCAGAGTTTAATACTCTAAAGACAGAAGCATAAGCACCTTTGTACTTTTTGTCTTCTTTTACGTTTGATATTTCGATTTGTGTGTTCATATTTGTTTTTGATTATGGTACAAAGATACAAACCTTTATTAGTTAAAAAAAACTTTTTTACAATTATTTTCAAAAAAAAAGCCCTACATCTCTGTAAGGCCTAATTTCACTAGGGTTAATTTAAAAAAAAACTTTTATTAAGATGTAAAAAATACAGCTCCTAAAGCTATTACGCATATTATTACTAGTCTTAGTATTACTGATAATGCTCTCTCTTCTCTTCCTATTTCATTCATAATTTTAATGTTTATTAGTTAAAAATCTCTCTAAGCCTGCTAAGGCTCGCCAAGCTACTTTAGCTAGGTGTAATTGTCCGTCTTCGTCTAACGGGTTAATAGTGTGGTCTATAAGGTGTCTAGTCAATGCGTCTAGTTCATCTTTTGACTTCTCCATATCCCAATGTAAAGGGGTGTTGGGGTGGTGTTGGTCATTACCTGCTTGTGAGCATTTAGATACCTCCTTAAGTGCGTTAGGAAAATACTTTAGTACTCCACTAAAAACAGGCGTGTCTTTACGTTCTTTTGCTGTGTCCTGATTACCGAAAGGCGGATTGTCCGCCATCTCAGTAACGTCATTTGATACGCTTTGGTAGTATAACTTACAGTCATCTAAGTTACCACCTTTACACGTACAATCTAAACACTGCATTATAAAACCATTAATTCATTAACAGCCGTCTTACCCCCTAGAACTACAGCGCAACCGATAGCAGGCTTCTTACCTACCTTCATATAAGCCATAGCATAACTCTTAGCATCAATACCACAACCTACTTGGCAGCCAAATACTCTAGAGTTAGCTCCTACAAAATACTCAGTATAGGCCTGTGTATGTAAATGGCCTTGTACCGTGCTACGCATATCTGAGCGTGCCTTAGTCTTTGCTGTCCCTGCTTCTCCGTGAATATATAAAACGTCATCAATTTCTACTGAAGTTACGAACTTCCAATTTGGAGTATTAAGTACTTCTGAGTATTCTTTTACCCATTGCTTAGGCACGCCTCCTGATTGTGCCTTACGTATAATGATTCTATCGTGATTACCTACAGTAACGTGAGCGTCAGGGAATCTGTGATACCATCTCTCTAGTCTCTTAACCGCTAACTCTAGCTCTTGACCTCCACCCATACCATTCGCGTCTGTCTCGTGGTAGGATGAATAGTGATTATCTATTACGTCTCCAATGAAAACAACTTGGTTACAGTTGTATCTCTCATATACTTCTACGCAATGGTCAAAGTAGCTGTCTAGGTCAAAGGGACTGTGTAAGTCTCCTACTACTAATACTCTAGATTCTTTGTTATTAAAGAACTCAAAAGAGGCTAATTTTGCTCCTTGTAGTCTTGGTCTAACGTCTTTTTTCTTTTTATTTGCCATAATTTAATTATTTATAAAGTTTAAATTGTTTTTTAAAATTCCATTACAAAACCACGCTACTCCGAAATGAGGCGCTCCTTTGCCCGTAAAGTCCACTCTTCCATTTAACACTAGAAGCTCAACTCCGTTTTCGTTAAACATATTCCCTCTTTTTTTACCTTGTATAGATGACACAGGAAGTAATAAAGCAAAAGGCTTTTTTAAATCGTAGCACTTCTCTATAAACTTATCCTTTTTTGAATAAGGGGGATTTGTTAGTACTACGTCAAAATCAGGTAACTCATCATTAAGAAAGTCTAGCCCGTCACTACTTACAACTTTAAAACCTTCTTGCCTCATAAAGTCTACAATATTGCTACTTATACCGCTAGTAGCTTCATAGTAGGTTAGGTTTTTATCTAGGTGCTCTAGTAAGGGTTTTACAGCTGACGCAGGTGTGTAACACTCATCAGAGCCTTCATTGTTACCTGTCTTTTTCAGCATATTTATATTAGTTGACGCCATAATTTATCTTCGGCTTTTTAGATTTTTCTATTTCTTTTGCTTCAATAATGTTTGCCACGTGGAGCAGCTCAGAGGCTAACCTCTTATACTGCTCGGGCTCTTCTTCGTCTTTGCCTACGCTATGTAACCATTGTAGCTTTGTAGCTAGTTGGTCAGCTAAATTAGTTAGCGTGGCTATATTCATCTTTCTTAGCTTATTGCTCGTTAGCTCTGTCATATACTTTTTTTAATTCGTTAATCATTCCTAAGATACAAGGGCTACAGTTAGACACTTTGCGCTTAGATTTAAACACGTGATTGTATATCTCTATTAGCCTCTTTTGCTGTGGTGCGCTAACACTACTAGGCCTCTTAGGCTCAAAGAACGATTTTAAATAGTCAAATTGGTCTGTCAGTAAGTCGTTTAACTTTCTATTAGGGAACAAGTCATTAAGTTGCTCAGCTCGTGCACTACAACCGCAGTCGTCAACTAAGGCCTCTACTACAGCTTTAATACCTGTAACCTCTGTAAAAGTCGTTACAATGTCTCCTAGTCCTTCTTTGCCTGCTTCTCCTAGAATGTCTAAGACTACAGCTTTTTTAATTCTAAGTTTCTGAGCTATCTTACCTGCTTTGAAACCTTCTGAATGTAATTCAAATACTCTTTCGTTAATATCCATTTTTAAGGGTTTAATTATTAATAATGCAAGTATATGTAAAATTATCGACATACACAAGCTTTTTGTTACTTATTTTAGATTAGGTCATAGTCTCCATTTACAAAGTCTTGGTAGTCTTCAAATAGCTTCTCGGCTATAATCATTTTTGACCGCTTAATACTTAGATAAATAGTTCTTATTCCTATCTTACTCTCTTCTGCTATAGTCCTAAAACTTTTACCACTTGTTAGGTAAGTCTTAAATAGTTCGTAATCAAACCATTTTGCCTCCTGTTTTAGTATTTGGTACATTTTAGTCTCTAAAGCTTCTACTCCTAATTTTTCTTGGTCTAGTCCTGTGTCAACAAAGTTATACGTCTCTTCAAAATCGTATTGGCTACCTAGGTAATTGTATTTAAGATTGCTTTTTTTCTTAATAGCGTTTACTATTATAGAGCGTAAGCAAAAGAACATATAGCCCTTAGATACTTTACCTTTGGTGTTTACTACTTTGTCAAAGAGGTCATCATATCTCGCAAGCCTTAAGTAGGCTTCTTGTACGAAATCTTCTGCGTAGTTAAATACTTCATTGTTATTACCTGCTATTGCCTTGGCCATTTTGATATACTCAGCGTGGTGTACGGCTAACATTTCTAGAGCTTGGTTTTTATTATTCATTTTAAAAAGCTAATTTAGGGTTCATATTAGGTACTTTCATAGTTGCTACTTTGCTGTGGTCTATAACATCTTTACCTGCTACTGTAAAGGCTACGTTACCCGCTTGCATTCGTAAGCTTATAGGTGTATCCATACCCGTTGGCCGTCCGCCCGTCTCAGTCTCTTTTACTTTTACTACGTGAATATCTGAAACCATCCACCTTGTTGGGTGCTGTGTGTATCTGTGTATTGATACAACGTCATCAGCTCTGTTACCCCATTTACCACCTCCTTCAACGTCTGCCATACTACAAGGCTGAGGCAATCCTGCAAACTCGTGGTCGCTAGGGTGCTTACGTCTTAGTGACTCTGTAACTGCGTGAGCGTTTAGCCAAATAGTTACATTGTTAGTCTTACAAAATAGTCTCATTTCTGAAGCTACTTGGTAGTCGTATTCGTGGCCACCTACTGACTTAAGTAGTGCAGGGTCTTTAATTAGTGAGTTATAAGGGTCTATTAGTAAACCATCGTAATGCCAAACGTCTAGTATCTGTTTAGCTTCTGCCATTAGGCTACGGGCACTATAGAGCTTGTCTACTTTCACTAGTTTAAAGTGGTCATTAATCCACTCCATCTCAGTTTCTATCTGAGCGTCAGGTATCTTCTGTATTGGTGTACCTGTTTTAAATTCTAATAGTTTTCTAGCTATGCTGTAATCGCTATTTTCAGAACTAAAGATTAACCATTTTAGGTCGTGCTTTAAAGAGTAAGCCATTTGTAAGTACAATATTACTGTAGTCTTTCCCGTGTTGGCGTGTCCTACGCAAATGTTGAAAGCTCCTTTTTTGTATCTTAAGTATTGGTCTACCTCATCTATATCTAAGCCTAAGCCTTGCTCAATTCTGTCATACTTTACATCATATAACTTCTCTTTAAGTATTTTAAAATCTGTTAACATTCTTAGGGTATTAATTGGTTAGTACTATAAAAAAATAAAGGGAGGCTTTTACACCTCCCCACTATAATACTAGAATGGTAAATCAGGTGTCTCTCTACCTGCTAGAGATTGCTCAGACGCTTCTGTCTGTTTTTCTACTCTGTCGGCTGCTTGGATGTTTCCATCCGTCCAAACTACCTTACCATTACCGATATAGGCTTTAGCTTCTTTAGCCTCTCTTTGCTCTTTAGTCTGCTCCATAGCTGCTGAGGCGTTTTGCCCGTAAGCGTTGGTTTCGTCATTTACAAAGATAGTGACGTTAGCCCATCCTTTGTCGTTGAAAGTAATCTTGTCTCTGTTTAATCCTACTGATATAATTGTACTCATAATTTTTGTGCCTCTCTTAAAGGCTTTTACTTGGGTTTAATTGTGGCAATATTGCCGTTTAAAATTTATTTATTATTTGTTTTAGTTAAAAATATCAGTAGCTGTCTTCTTTTTTTCAAGAAAATCATTTACTGTTTTGTCACTAATAATATTTATTAAAGAATTAAAATCATCTTCGCTTGTAATCGTTACCATCGCACTATCAGACTTCATATATCTATTAGTAGAGGAAGTCATTACTGAGCCGTAAAGGTATAAGTTTGTAGTTCCATCTTTTTCTACCCAAAATATAGTTCTTAAGCTTGATGTTCCAATCTTCCAACCTCCATAGCTGAAAATACCTTTAAAAGATTTCTTATCTATATCTTTATGAATATCTTTAACTGAATTTGCAACGGCTTTCTCAGACCACTCAACAAACTTAATTCTTGAGTCATTTAGAAAGGTAGTTAGTGCCAACCTGTCTTTTTGCGTTAAAATCAATCCGTACTTACCGTCTTCTGTTAAGTCTAAAAACACTTTACCTTTATCTAAGGTTACGCTTGCGGATATTGTACCTGACTTGTAAGTTCCGTACTCTTCTTGCGCATTCATTCCAAATGTTAATGCTACCATTGCTAATACTAATAATACTTTTTTCATATTTCTTTAATTTAAGGGTTTAATTATTGTGGCAATATTGCCGTTGTGCAAACATACAACTTTTATTTAATATATGCAAGCTTTTTTTGATTTATTTTTACTCTGATTTACTTGCCTTTAAAAGACTACCTAATACTACTGTGTCTAAGTCATATTTAGCCTTCACTTGTGCAATGGTTACTTGCTTATTAGTTACAGCTTGTATAGCTTTTAAGTATGCCTCTGAGTTAATCTTTAATTGAGGTTTAGCTACAGGAGTTACTACAGCCTTTGCAGGGGCTTTACCGTGCGTGTTAGTTGCGTCAGCGTCTTTGGTGTCATCTAATAAGAATAAACCTCCTAGAGCGTACTTACGAGCGTATGAGCTAGATGCTCCACTTGCTTGAGCTTTATCCATTCCTTTGCGGTTTAAATCTAGACCTGCCTGAGCTTTTACAAAGAAGCTTTTTTCTCCGTCTGTAATGGTTGCTGTAGACTCTACAAAGAGAGACCCACCTACTTCTATTACTTCGTCAGATATGCTAAGGAATAGTCCGTGCTGAAAAGCTAAGGGTTTGGCAGCCTCGAAAATATCTTCTGCATTTCTGTAGCTGTATTTACCGAAAGAGTTGTATTGGCTCTTAGGTGCTTTAAGCTCGTTTTGAATTTTCACTAATTTGTCAATCATATTTATTATATTTAAGGGTTTATTAATTTATGCGAATATATGTAAAATTTATTTACTATGCAAGTTTTTAGCGTGTTAATTTGTAAGTTATTTCAAAGTCTCCTGTAAGTAATGTAAGTGTTAAGTTTCCGTCTGCGTCTTCTGTATAAGGATACTCAATTAATACTATGCCCGTATTTGTTGGCTGACCTATATATAAGGTTGTGTCATCAAATGTAAAGGGTAAGGTTTGACCTTGTGCGCTTTCGTCACAGCTCTCTACTCTCTTTACGAATACCGAAGTAGCTGTAAAGTCCCAAGTGGTATCACAGGTATCTGAGAGCTCCCCGTTAATAAACGTCTCGCTATTTAGGTACTCCCCTGTAAAGGATTGTTGAAAGTTAAAGTTTACTTCTTGTGTCTCTGTCATCTCTTCTTTAGAACAGCTCATTAATGTTAATACGGCTGCTAATATAATTAATACTTTTTTCATAATTTTTAGTTTTAAGGGTTTAATTTATAATTAGTTTTTAGAATCCACCAAATGTAATAGTGGGGTTAGTGAAAAATACCGTGTACAATACACATATAGAAGCAGGTAGTGTTACTGTGGCTACAAATATAAGACCTCCTTTAGTGATTGCGTCTTGATGTTTATACTTTCTTACTGCTAGTTTTGAATTTACTTTTAATTTTCTCATAATGATTTGTTTTTATTGTTAATATTAGTAATTGATTTGTGCTTTATAATTGTGAGCCCATACCTCTGACTTGTATGATTTCAATACCTCATCAGTAGCAACGCCTCTGACTTGTTTTTTAACTTCCCACATTTCTGTGTCATAATTAAAATCTACGTATATCCAAGTATTTGTCATAATCTGTGTTTTTGTTTTTGTAAAGATACGAACTCTTTTTAGTTTATACAAGGTTTTTTTAATTTATTTTTGATTTATTTTTTACTCCTTTGATTATCACTGAGTTACACTTCAAACAAATTAACTCTCCTGTCTGTCTATACCATACCGTGGCACTTCTTTTATGCTTTTGGCATTTGTCTTTAGGTTTAATCATTGAACGTGATTCTATGGTTAATGTAGTGCAATACCTGTAGCTCCTTCTCTTGGCTATCAATCATATTACAGATAGTTTCTTGTGGTACTCCGTAATCTATTATACCGTCCTGAGCTAGTTTGTACTCTTGTAGTTTCTTTGTTGCAAAGAAGATTAAAGCCTCTAGCTTGTTATCTGCTCTGTCTATTAATTGGTTTTTAGTTAGTTTCATTATATTAGGTTTAATTATTAGTTATTTTAGTTTCTTCTATAAATTTGAACTGTTCTTGGCGAATCTCCTGCGTGTTCTCTTTTTAAGAAGTCTCCGTCAATATACACAAACAAGTCTTCATTCCAATTGTATATGTATATATTATCCTGTTCATTAAGAAAGTCATTTCTTACTCCACCACCAATACAGTTAGCATCTTTTGTGTCTAAGCTTGAAGATATTTCTAGAGTGTTGCCACATTGAATTATTTCTGTGTCAACTCCCCACTCATAATATACCTCATCTTTAATGTGCGTCCAATATCCTTCTACAGGATATGTTAATTCTGTTGTAGGTGTTGTAGGTGTTGTAGGCTCAACAACAACTTCTGCTCGGTCTTCTGTTGAGCAGCTAATTAATGTTGCGATAGTTGCGAATGTTAAAATTAATTTTTTCATAATATTTGTTTTAAATTTTGTTAGCGTTATTGCTTGGTACAAAGATACGGCTAATTAAATGTATCTACCAAATAAAAATGCAACTTTTTTTTAAAATAATTTACAACGCACAGAAAGTCAGGCAGTTACGCCTGAAAGTTTTTTTAAGGAAATTGTGTGCTAGAACTTTT